GGAAAGGAAGAAGGAGAACTTACCATCACATCTGTGCGTGGATGTTTGATGGGCCTCCCCCTTTCCTGGTTCATCCTCAACTTGGTTAACCTCTGGGCCGCGGAGGATTCCGTCGTCGAGGTCCAGCGTTCGCAAGGCATTCCAGTCAAGCCCTTCGGGGCTTTTAGGCTGGCTGTCTGCGGCGATGACCTCGCTGGAGTCCTCCCGGCCCTTTCTCATTGCGGCTACGAGCGTCGGATCCGGGCGGTGGGCTCCGGTCTTTCGGCGGGGAAGCACCTTGTATCTCACCACCTTTTGCTCTTCACGGAGCAAATGGCTTGGTTCGAGCATATCAAGGTCCCCGCCCCAGACTGGGCCCTCCTCGGCCGGTTGAAGCCCGGGTCGGTTGTCCCCGCAGAGTTGGATTTGTTCCGCATGGATGCGAGTTTCCTGGTGGATTATGTTCCGGTAAGGTCCATAGTCCACCCTGGTCACTTCGAAACCAAGCGGGCTTCTCCGTTCTGCTACGAGATGCCGACCTGGGCAACTTCCGGCCCCGCGATTTCGTCCTCCATACCGGCCTGGTCCTCCCCCTTTACAAGGAGGAGGGTCGGCCGGTTGGTTACGATCTTGCGGCCCGAGATCCGACGCTTGGAATGCCGCGGCATTCCAGCACGTGTGCCTCGTGTCCTGGGAGGGGGCGGTTTCCCCCCGCTCCGTCATGGTCGTGCCCTCCAAGATTGCCGAACCGACTACCGCCGTTTCCTTTTCCGGGTTCTCCTCGATGCCAGGGAGAGCCCTCAAGGGCCGGCGGTTGCGGTTCTGCAAGGCTTGGTGGACTCTTGGAGAACGACCGGTGTGGCTGGAGACCTTCTTTCGGTTGCCTTGGAAGAGGCCCGTGCCGAGCTTGAGGCCGATCCGCCTTGGGAGGTTCCTGCAGAAGTTGGCTCCAGATTGGAGAAACTTGGCAGTGAAATCCCGGGGCATCGTACCCTCACGCTCGACGACGCCGCAGTCGCCTTGGCTGCGGTGTGGGCCCCTTCCTTGGGAGTTGCCGGCTTTGCTGACGGGCGACCTTACTGTCGCCCGTTCGACAGCTTCGCGGCAGCTTTTCGAAAGAAGTACAAGCTCCAGTCTCACCGTTTGACGGGGCGGGGGAAACCGCTGGGGGAAGTTGAGGAGTCGGTTCTCGTGAACCGACTTGAGGAATTGGCCGAGGGTCCGGTGGTACTCCTCTCTCAAGAGAGGGTGCCGCCGGGACTCGGCGTTATGATGTCGATGAAAGGCAGCGAGCCCCCGAAAGAGGGGGCAAGCTGGGCAACACAAGCCAAAGACTTGTCCAGCCGCCAGG